ATTTGCAAAATATTATATCATCATCAGCAGCAACAGATACGGGTGTTCCTTATTATGGTTTGGTGGGGGATAAAAAGATTTATGTTCAAAGAGTGTACCATAAAACTCCCCATGCGATGTGGAGGTTTTATGGCTACTATGGTGGTTTAAACACTGTTGGAGATTTGGCTAGCTATGGTCAATTTGCTGATGATTCAACATTTGAAGTGATACCTCCATTTCAAAATAAACTTCAAGCTATGGCGTTTGAGGATGCTATATATACACGAAATTCTCATTATTCTTACGAGATCAAAAATAATAAATTAAGATTATTCCCCGCTCCTGTTGGAAATAGTCCATCACAATTTTGGATTGAATTTTATATCAGAGAAAATGCCTGGGAAGAATCATCAGGTCCAAAAAGTGGAATTGATGGTATTAATAACATGAACACTCTTCCGTTTAGTAATTTACCGTATCAAAATATAAATTCAATTGGTAAGCAGTGGATTAGAAGGTTTGCTTTAAGCTTATCCAAGGAGATGTTAGGACAAGTTCGTAGCAAGTTTGGCTCCATCCCCATCCCTGGGGAGGCGGTTAATTTAAATGGCGATGCGTTACTTACACAAGCCAAAGAGGAACAAGATAAATTAAGAGAAGAACTTAAAACCGTCTTAGATGAATTAACTTATAGTAAAATGGCAGAAAATGATGCTAGTTTTATGGAGAGTACAAGCAAGATTCTATCTAAAATACCAAATCCGATTATTGTGGGGTAAAATATAAATGGCAGATCGTGAAAATAAATGGACACAACCCACACAACCTCCTCCCCCATTGTTTGTGGGAAAAAAAGAACGTGATTTGGTTAAACAAGTCAATGATGAATTAATAGAGAGAGTCATAGGGCAACAAATAGCTTATTATCCCATAAGCATTGAACATACTAATTTTCATTCTTTATATGGCGAAGCTATCCAAAAAACATTTTTGCCCCCTGTACGAGTCTATGCTCTAATAATGTGGGAGGGAGAACAAACTACAAATACTGATTTTGGTATAGATAGAAGGCCTTCTATTATAATTCATTTTCACAAACGTAGGTTAACAGAAGATCAAGATTTGTTTGTCAGAGAAGGTGATTTTGTGTTGTATGGAGAACAATTTTATGAAATAGCAACTCTCAATGAACCAAAAGAACTGTTTGGACAAGTAGATCATAAAATGGAAATAGAAGCCAAGTGCATTAAGGCTCGTGAGGGAACGTTCAATGCCAAGTAAAGAATATGGACAAGAATACCAACCATCGACATTAGAAAATGTAGATTTTGCTTTTTATGACTGGATCGATAAAAGAATGGATATTTTTACTACAACTCATGATGGATTTAAAAAAATACCAATCATTTGGTCTTCACCAGAACGAGCTTTTCAAATTAAAAATACTAAAGAATTTAGGGATTCGAAGGGAACCTTAATTTTGCCCTTGATAACAGTTGAAAGAGCTAGTGTGGAAAAAAACCCTGAAAGTAAAGGCACTTATTGGGGTAATGTACCTCCTATAGATAATATACGCGGAGGCAGCATAACAATAGCTAAAAAAATTAATGTAGAAAAGACACGCAACTACCGCAGATCAGACTCTAGGAGAGCAAGCGGAGGTTCAGCAGATATAGGACATCAACAAGACAATTTTCCAACGAATCGTGCTAAGTCGGCATCAGTTTTATATGGCGGAAAGAACCCACCTGAAGCCGGAAAGACAATCGTTTATAATGTTATGACAGTTCCTATGCCTGTTTATATTGATGTTGTCTATAAAGTGAATATTATGACTAACTATCAACAACAAATGAATGAAATTATAGCTCCTTTTATAACAAGACCAGGAGGAATAAACTATCAATATATTAACAAAAATGGTCACCGTTATGAAGCATTTATACAGCCGCAGTTTGCTTTTGAAAATAACATTTCTTCCATGGACGTTGAAGAAAGATTGTATAAAACTTCACTTGATATAAAGGTGTTAGCGTATCTTATTGGAAGTGACAAAAATCAAATTAGGCCAAAAATTGCAGTTAGAGAAACTGTTGCTAAAGTTAAATTACCACGTGAAAAAGTTATTTTTGGAGACATTCCAGAACACAATGATCCTAATACAACCTTTTATAAGGAATAAAATGGATTTTCAATCTTAGAGCAACTATTTACTACAGAAAACAAGAAATACGTATTCCATTTTATAGGTTAAAAAAAAGGAGAAATACAGATGTCAGTTGATAAGTTTAAATTTGTTTCACCGGGTGTTTTTGTTAATGAGATTGATAAATCACAGAAACCGGATATTGCGGGGGCGATGGGACCTCTTATTATTGGACGAGCCCGCCGTGGACCAGCCATGCGCCCGGTAAGAGTTAGTTCAATGTCTGAATTCGTTGAAATATTTGGTAATCCCGTCCCAGGCGGCGTCGGCGGCGATTTATGGCGCAATGGAAACCTTGCTGGACCCACCTATGGCGCGTACGCTGCGCAGGCTTGGCTACAGAACAATAGTCCAGTAACCTATATCAGACTGTTGGGGGATCAACACGCTCAAGCTACTACCGACGGTGAGGCGGGCTGGAATTTCGACAAGTCTCCCAAAACCGATGTAAGTCTTAATGGTGGTGCGTATGGGTTGTTTGTTCTAGAATCTGGATCATGGCACTTGGGAGATCGCAGCACCGCCACTCTGGCGGGGATGAATGCCGTAACTGGTACTCTTGGAGCCATTTTTTATGTAAAAGATGGTGCCGTTAGACTCAGTGGATCGTTAGTCGCGACTGATGCGGCAACCACCGCATCTATAGATGCTTTTGTTGAGAGTGACGCAAGTGGACATTTTAAAGTAGAGGTGCTAGGCACCACCGGGGCTGTAACCGAAGCAGCGACAATTTCTTTTAGCAGAAATAATGAAAACTTTATTAGGCGAGCATTAAACACCAACCCAACCAGATGCAATAGCACTGTTTCGAGCGCAGACGGGTTAAAGACCTATTGGGTTGGAGAAACGTTTGAAAAGTCTGTTGAAGACCTTGTTTCAACTACTAAAAAGATAGGATTCATTACATGTTTACAAGAAGAGGACAGTGCAGTAGTCGGATCCGACTTCACTTTCGGCAGTCAGAGAGCACAAACTGGATGGTATTTTGCTCAAAATCTAGGTGCGGCAGCACAATATGATGCTCGAAATATGCAAAAACTCTTTTATCTTGAAGCTCTAGAATCAGGAGAGTGGGAACAGTCCAATCTTAAGGTATCAATAGGAAGAGTGAAAGCTCCGAACAACCCATCAGCCAACCCGTATGGCTCTTTTGATGTTGTTATTCGCAATATTAGAGATACGGATGCCACTCCAATGGCTGTTGAGCGATTCTCTAATTGCAATTTAAACCCTTATTCTCCCAATTATCTTGCTAAGAAAATTGGAGATAAGCACATCACCTGGAGCGATACGGAGAGAAGATATAGAGAGTATGGGAATCACCCCAATATATCAAAGTATATTCGGGTTAGAATGAGTGGGGATGTTGATCGTGGACTGACAGATCCAGAATTGTTGCCCTTTGGTGTGTATGGACCAACTCGATTCCAGTCTTTTGGGATTGTTTCTGGTAGCGAGGGGTTTAATGTAACAGATATTGAAAATGTTAATTCAGGTGGCGCGGGTGATACACAAACAACCACAGAATTAGCTAATCGGTTTGTCAAGGCAAATGCAGGTCCATCCAGCCCAGGACACATCGGCGCCTATGATTACATTTTGGCTCCATCGCTTACACACGAGCAGGACTGGGGGATCCCGACGTCAAACACTCAATTGACAGCTACAATTCACTTCCCCGCGCTTACATTAAGAGCTTCTAGTGACGATAGCGCTCTTGGCGATCCATCAGATGCTTATTTTGGTGTTGATACGCGAGAGCGCAATGGTTCAAATATATTTGATAGAGGTGTTGTGGATCTTGTTCGCGCCCACCCTGGAAACGTTGGCAAATCAGGTGCAGTCTCATTAAGCACAGATCCAGTAACTAAATATTCATACATTTTCACATTGGATGATTTGGTTGGCGCTTCAGGTTCGTTGGAAAATGCAGTATATACATCTGGCAGCTGCCAGGCTGGAACTTCTTGGACGGCAATTAGTGGTACTTATAGGCAAATTCTCGATGAGGGTTTCGACTCATATACCACTGTATTGGCTGGAGGGTTTGACGGGTTGGATGTCCTGGAGAAAGAGCCATTCGGGAATCATGTTCTTGATGAAAACCAGGGTGAATTAACAAACTCCGCTTATTATTCTGTTAAAAAGGCGATTAATGCAGCTGCAGATCCAGAGGTTGTGGAATATAATTTAATTACCATGCCTGGGATTAGATTACCTGCCTTGACAGATCACTTGATGAACACCGCTGCAGCACGAGCAGATGCACTAGCTATTATTGATTTAGAAAGCGATGGTGGTTATATTCCTGACACTGAATCTAATGCCGCAGCCTCCGCCCGCGGCGGAAGTGTCACCACCACAGTGACAAAATTACGAAATCGTGCAATAAATACAAGCTATGCATGCACCTTCTTCCCATGGGTTCAAATTAGGGATACCATTGAAGGTGGCTTAATATGGGTTCCCCCATCAGTTGTGGCTTTAGGTGCAATGTCTTTCTCTGAGAACCGCTCAGAGCTTTGGTTTGCTCCTGCAGGGTTTACTAGAGGCGGCTTAAGTCGCGGCGCCGCAGGCATACCTGTCGTGGCTGTAAACCAGCATCTAACTAGCAAAGAAAGGGATAAGCTTTACGATGTGAATATTAACCCGATTGCTAGCTTTCCAGCTGAAGGGATTGTAATCTTTGGACAGAAGACGCTTCAAGTTACAGCTTCTGCTCTTGATAGAATTAATGTTCGTAGAATGTTAATTTATGTTAAGAAAACTGTTTCTAGAATGGCGGCTACAATCTTGTTTGATCAAAATGTTGACGCAACGTGGGCGCGTTTCATCGGTAGGGTTAACCCCTTCTTAGCCTCTGTTAAGTCAAGACTTGGATTGTCTGATTTCAAAGTTATTTTGGATAGGACAACGACAACCCCAGACTTGATTGATAGAAATATTATGTATGCAAAAGTTTTCCTTAAGCCAACAAAAGCCATTGAGTTTATTGCTCTTGACTTTACCGTTACGGACCAAGGAGCTTCTTTTGCAGATTAATTAGGATTTTTAAAAAAACTGACTAATTATAAATGTGAGTTAATTAAAGGAGATTAGAACTATGGCAGGCAGTAATAGCACACCATTTTGGGCAGACGCATTCACTGAACCAAAAAGAAAATATAAATTTCTTTTTGAGTTAACTGGAGATACAGAAAAAATAGAACCATTTCTTGTTAAAACGGCTAAAAAGCCTTCATGGGAAGTGGGAGAAGCAGAGCACCATTTTTTAAATCATACTTTTTATTATCCTGGTAAAGTTAAGTGGAGCGAGATGGAGATAACTGTAGTAGATCCCACCGACGTGGTTGCTCGTTTGGTGAAGATATTAGTACAAACAGGCTATCCACTTCCGTTGAAATCGGAGAACTTCAAAGCCATGGCACACACTGGTTTGACCTATGAACAGGCGATAGCGACAACAGTTTCTAAAGCTAGAGGTGTGGGTGCGGTAGGTAATGTAAAGTTAACACAAATGGCACCAGCAATGAAAGTCCCAGAACCTAGAAGCTTTGCCGAAGGGCAAGACCACATCGCTGAACAGTGGACTTTGCACAATGCTTGGATGAAAAATGTTGATTTTGGTGATTTAAGTTATGAAGACGAGGGCATGTCAGAAATAACCATGACTATTCGCTATGATTGGGCTACATTAACCGGTGGTAAAGCAGCAAGCATCTCGTGGGCCTCGGGGGGAGGAGGCCCCACCACCGTCGGCACTCAGGCTGCGAGCAAGATCCTCTGAGGCTGACTCGACACCAGGCTAATATTAAAAATATATTTAAAATAATAACCTACTTATTCTAGAGGTGTTTAATGTCAAATAGAAATAATGAGGATCGCTTAAGCGCTAAACACGCTAATAGCGCCCCTCCCATTCCCCCCATTGTGGATAACAGTGATAATAGTCCAAACAAACCAGTGTTTAACTTTTCTACTCCTACTGAGTTTGTAGAACTCCCTTCAAAGGGCAAATACTATCCAAAAAACCATCCCCTACATAATGAAGAGTTTATAGAGATTCGTTATATGACAGCAAAAGATGAAGATATTTTGTCTTCAAAAGCTTTATTAAAAAAGGGTGTAGCTATTGATAGAATGTTGGCTAATCTTATTGTCAATAATAATATTAAAGTTCAAGGTCTACTAACTGGAGATAAGAACGCTCTGGTTGTGGCTGCTAGAGTGACTGGCTATGGAGATAAGTATGAAACTAAGGTTACATGTCCTGTTTGTGGGAACACCAATGAACATGAATTTAATTTAAGCGAGGCTAAGATGATTGATGGCAACGATCACGGTCAGTTTATTATTATTAACAACAACGATGGTACATTTATAACTAAGTTGCCGAAGTCTGATTTTGAGATAACATTTCGTTTATTGAACGGTGCAGATGAACAAAAATTGGTTCACTTGGCGACACAGCAGAAAAAGAAAAGAACTGGTATTGAAAACACCAACACAACACAATTAAAACTATGTATAGTGAGTATTGATGGAGAGACTAGTTCTAAAATCATTAATGATTTTGTAAATAACATGCCAGCTATCGATGCCAGATATTTACGCGATTCGATGAAAAAGGCGACTCCCAACATTGACTTAACACAAGAATTCTATTGCCATAATTGCGATTTTGAGGGCAATATGGAGGTTCCGTTTACGACGGACTTTTTTTGGCCTAAGTGATCGTTATATTAAAGATGTTTATGAACAATTTTTCCTTCTGAAATACCATAGTGGGTGGAGCTTTTTTGAAGCCTATAATCTGCCAATTCAAATAAGAAAGTGGTTTATATGGCGCCTGTCTAAACAATTTGAAGACGAGAAAAAAGAATACGAAAAAGCTAAAAGAAAATCTAGAAGTTAATTATAAAGCCGGGAGCCTCCCGGCTTTATTTTTATTATAAACTAACTATTTATATCACTAGGAGACTGTTATTATGGGAAAGCTTCAAGAAGATACATTAGTTAGTTTAGAAATGGAGGTTTTTGACTTCACTGCTTCTGCAGAAGAAAAACTTAATGAGAGTTTTTTAAGAACATTTGGATGGTTGACAAAAACCCTTTTAAAAAAAATGTTTGGAGATCCAGCTGCAGCCGCCGCCGCAGCAAATCTTAAAATTAAGGCGTCCCCCCTACAAGCACAACTATTCAGCGATGCTTTGCGTAATGAAAAGAGCTATATGAATGCATTTGTAAAATATGGTTTGAACGATCCCAGAACTTTTAATAGTAAATGGACACTCGATGCGGCTGTGAGTAAATTTGAAAGAGCTACTGGTTTAAAGTGGCCTTTTAAATAAGGAATATAGTTTATGGGTAATGATTTTCCAAAATTAACAGATAAACAAATAAAGCTCTATGAGCGCGCACGTGGGCTGTACGAAGAGATGAACGATCTCGCAGCCGCCCGCCTTGCCAAAGAAAAGGCATATGCTGATTTTGTCGGAGAAGAGCTTGATTTTCATGATCAAGCGCTGAAATACAAAGACAAGTTGCTCGATAAGATCAGAGCTTCCACAGCCGAAATGATGCAAACCAACGCGCAGATAGAAAAATCAATCAGTCAAGAACAAGAGTTGCTCATAGCAACAGAAAAACGCTTAGCAAAGCTCAAAGTGGCGGCGCTGCAAGCTGGGGAAGAGCAGGAAGATAGAGATGAAGCAATAAAAAAACAAGAAGAAATGATTGAGAATCTGAAGGCGCAGACGGATCGTCAAAAACATCTTCTTGAATTGGGTGAAGAAGGAAGAAATGCTAAAATAAAAGAGAATGAAACCGCACACTATATTCTCAACACTGAGAAAAAATCGATTAAAGCAAGAAAGTCTATTGTAGGCAGCATACAGTCTGGCGTTGAAGGAATGTTTGGCATGAGCAAAGCCAGCGAGTCCGTGAATTTAAAATTAGCTTTGATTTATGCCTCTGGACAAAGCCTGACTGATATTATAAAAGAAGCTGCGGCAGAGATGTTTACAATGGAGTTTGCTGCTAGAATGATGCAATCTGCTTCTGAAAAGATCGGAGAAGCCTTAACAGCCGGGTTTTTCAAGGTATGGGATATATTAGCGGCGCTAGATGGTTTGAGTGTAGAATTCAGTAAGGCGACTGGCGAGGCAAGAGACTATAAACAAACAATAGCAGATTTGCAGCAAACAAACTCTAAATATGGAGCAACACAGGAAGAAGTGGCAGGCAACTTAACGGCATTGCGTCAAAACTTCACATCAGCAACAAAAGTGTCTGCAGAGACAGAAAAACAATTAGCTTCTCTCATGATAGTCATGGATCGTAATGGAATGTCTGCTGGAACGACTACGGAAGCTTTAGAAACATTTAATACTGGATTAGGGATGAGCGTGGCAGAATCACAAGCTGCAGTTAAGGACTTAGGACACTTAGCTAAGAAATTGGGAATGATTCCAGATCAACTGGGTAAGTCCTTTAGTGCATCGATGAAAGAGTTGGGCAAATACGGAAAAAATGCACCTAAAGAATTTGCTAAAGTTGCAGCCGCAGCAAAAGCAACTGGTATTTCAATAGAAGAATTAATGAGCATTACTAAAAAGCTAGACACATTCCAAGGAGCTGCAGATGCTGCTGGTAATTTAAATGCAATGCTTGGAACAACAATCAATTCTACTGATCTCCTATTAGCATCAGAGGGTGATAGAATTAAGATGCTTAAAGACTCTGTTTCAATGTCTGGTAGATCGTGGTCTTCAATGAATAAATTTGAAAAACAAGCAATTGCGGCAGCAGCTGGAATTGATGACATGACAACTGCAAATCGTTTATTTGGTGGCTCGGCTGCGGAATATGAGAAGTATCAAGAAGAGCAGCGCAAAGCAGGCGAAGAACAAGCAAATTTAGAAGAGCAAGCAAAAAAGAACACTCAGACAGCAGCTAAACTCGGCGCCGCCGTTCAACAGCTCTCGGCAGCATTTGCGCCTTTGATTGATCATGCACGTGCCGTCGCATCGTGGTTTGCAGAAAATACTTGGGCTGGCACGACGTTGCTTTACACTCTTTTACCTTTGTATGTAGCTACAAAAGCCATGGCGTTTGCGCTTCAGGTTAAATCAATATGGAGCAAAGCAGCAGCTGCAGGATCCTTTTTGTCAGGAATACGAGATAAATTCGCGTCAATCTGGGCTAGAATAAAAGGTAGTAGTGATATCTTCGCTGGTATCCAATCACGAATTAGAGCCGGTTGGGAAAAATTTAAAGCAATGTGGACAAATAGAGGTAAGGTGGCTGACACTGCAGCAGCGGCAGCAGCTAGAACTAAAGCAGCAGCAGATGCAGCGTCTGGTAAAGCTGCCCTAAAAAGTGGCACAAAAACCGCCGCAGGAACATCGATGGCGGGCAAAGCAGCTGCTAGAAGCGCGCCACAAATGTTAGCATTGGGTGCCGCAGTTCTTATGATTGCCATTGGTATTGCCATTGTTGTTTTATCATTGGCGGTACTAGCTAATCAAATGAAAGAGATGTCAGGTGGGCAAATGTTAGCTTTTGCTGCTGTTGTGCTAGCTATTGGGGCAGCGTTATACTTTGCGATACCAGCAATTCTTGGTGCCGGTTCAAGCGGCGCCGCAGCTGCACCGGGGATGGCGATATTTGGCGTTGCATTAATACTGGTTGCTGTTGGTGTTGTAAAGATTGCTCTGTCAATGGCTCTTCTTGTTCTGGTAATTGTTGTTCTTGTTCTGGCTTTTATTGAATTAATAACTGTTATGGCACAAAACGCGCCGCAGCTAACAATGCTTCTTGGGGCAATGGCACTGCTCGGAATGACTGGAATGTTTGCGGCGGCTTCTATTGGAGCAATTGCTCTGGCATTTGGAGGCTTGGCTCTGGCTCTGGCGTTTATTAAAACTGCAGATCTACAAGCGATGGGTGATATATTTAGTGGTATTGGCAATATAGGTGGAGATACTGCTAGCGCGCTATCAGATGTTGGAAGTGCTATAAAAGAATTTGCTGGATTAGCCGATGATATTGATTTTGATAAAATGATAGGCATAGAATGGTTTGTTAGTGGCTTAGCCGGTGTGAATGCAATAGACCCAGAAAAATTAAAAGCCACATCGGAAGTTATTGCTAGTGCTGCAATAATTAAGCCTGGTGCCGGCGCAGCACTGCAAGAAATAGCTGGCGGATTTTTAGAATTAACTTTGGGAAGTCTTTTTATCACAGAGTCAAAATTAGACAAAATAGCTGACGTTATTAGAGCCGCAACAGGACAATCTGGCGGTGGAGGTGGAGGTGGGGCAGCTGCAGCAGAAGGTGGTTCAGATGTTGTGCTTGTGCTTAATGAAAGAGAATTAGGAAGAGCTATAGATGTACATATGGAAAATAAATTATCATTTACAAAAGTACAATCGTCCTAATTATAAGCGACAGGGGGTATATTAACAATGCCACGTGATTGGTTAAAAAGTGAAGATGAGGTAATAACTAGTTATTATAATGGTCCTCAAGATTATGCTAGACAAAAACAGCTTTATATAGAGTGGTACTCTTTTGCTGCGCAATCATCAGTAAAATTTGAGGCATGGTTAACTAAGTTTAGTGATAAATATGAGTCTGATTGGGCTAGCCAACAGGTATACGGACGTAACGATCCAATACAAACCTTCAAGGGCACAAAAAGAACAATTCAAATAAGTTGGAAGCTTATTGCAGATCATTTACAGCAAGCAATAGATAATCAAGGAAAAGTTTCTTTATTAATGGCATATTTATATCCTGTATATGATACTAGTGGTTTTTTAATGGCACCTCCTTTAATGAGATTACGATTTGCAAATTGGGCAGTCAGTGCAGACAGCATTCCCACTACAAAAGCGCCATCACCATTCGATCCAAATCTAGTTCAACCAGCTAAAGATTCTGGACTGGTTGGTAGATGTGATGGGTTTAGTTTTGAACCAGTAATAGAAAATGGAGTATTTGATGACATGGCGGGTAGCTTATATCCAAAAGAACTTGAGTTATCAACCACGTTTCATGTTTTTCACACTCATAGGCTTGGCTGGCAAATAGGTGGAGATGGTGTTCAAACTCGTGATCAAGGATTTCAGAGCTTTCCATATGGAGAGAGCTTAACACGCGCCGTGGCAGATGGTACTCGAATTGCATATGCTAGCGCAACGCCTCTGCCAGCTAATAGTTGGAATTTAGCGGAACAAACAGCGTATCAAGAATTGATGAAAGATGGACTATATTCGCCATCCGAGGCTAGACGGCATGTGCAGGAGATGTATAACAGAAGACTCGACGGGGAGGGCAACGACGGCTTCTTCGCCACGGCGAAGAAGCTGATGAGGGGAACATCATAATTATGGCTACAATTGATAGGTATGCAAAAAAGGTTATTTATAAAAACGATTTAAAACAACACAAGCACTTGTTTGATCAAAGAAAAGTTAAATTTATTAGACATTATCCCACTCCTGTTTTAAAACATGCATCTGGAAATGATACAACAAGAAATGAAATTACAGTGATTTCTAGAATATGGGTACAAGGAGATAAGTTGTATAAGATTGCTGATGAATATTATGACGATCCTTCATTATGGTGGATTGTTGCGTGGTGGAACAAAACTCCAACTGAATCGCACATAAGATTAGGTGATGTAGTCAATATTCCAGTGCCACTTAGAGACGTATTGAGGTTCTATAATGTATAGCGAGAGAAAGAGGCTTTAAACTAAATGACTACACCCAAACCCACAGTTCCAATATCATCAGATTGGGCTACGTCGTCCCCTGCAACAAAGAATAATAGTCTGAAAGCCGCAGCCAGATCGCAATTTGAAGAACAGTGTTTTTTAATGCACTTTTATGAACAAATACATAATCGCGTCGGCGCTCGCGGCGGGAAGTCTCCTAATGAACGAGAATTTAAAAATTTTTCTAGACTAATGGCAACCCCCAGCACCATAAAAGAAATTTTAGGAAAATTAACTAGAAGGGCGCAGTTGGCGCGCTATATGAGATCTACTCCAGCAGAGCAAGCAGCATTAGTGCCGGTGATTAGCATACGTAAGTTATATAAAAGTTATTCGGGCATCTATTCAAAAGAAATTAAATTTGAAGATTATACAAAATTAGATAGCATCATGCGCACTAAAGAGGCAAGAGGACACGGAGCGGGCATAGTAAGTTTTAATTATGTTCACGATTCCACTAGCCCTGGAAACTCAATGGTAATGAAATGCAAAATTAAATTTTATTTTCAAAGTATCGATGTGTTTCTTAATCAATGGACTGATGGTGTGACAGCCAACGGTTCGGAGGCTAAGGTAAGTTATGTTGATCTGATCAACATGGACACAAGAACACGAGAGAACCAGTTGGAAATCGCGGCTATGGTCGGGGATCTGCCAAATAACGCCACCCATGCACAAAAAAAAACACGTGATTATTTTATTAAGTTAATGCGCAAAGAATCGTTGAGCAATTATGAAATAAAAGCTTTTATAGGTTGGAACACGACAAGAAAACATTTAGAACAGTTAGCTAGTGGTGATTTGTATGATTCTGTTATGAATACTGGTTATGCAATTAGATTAAATTTGCACAAACATCAATTAGACTTTCAAGAAGATGGCTCAATAATGCTTAGCACTGATTGGGTTGGGGGGATTGAAAGCAAAATGAATTCCCCAGTTTTTGATATTTTACGTCTTACCAGGCAGGATATACTTGGGGTGGAACAGTCCGCAGCTGCAGCTGCCAATGCCAAATTGCGCGAAGCTATGGATGACGCGATCAAAGAGAAACAAGAAAAATGTAAGACGGAAACCAAGCTGAAATGGGAGGCTGGACCTACCACGCGGGAAGTAAAGGTTGATCCTGAAGGGTGCAGAAAAGCGACAATGCAACTGAACGACGTCCAAAATTCCGGAGCGCTAGCAGATGAAATGAGCGAGGGTGCGACGAATGAAAAAATAGCCCAGGCTAGATATTCTAAGTTTTTTGATGTATTTAGAAAGAAATTACTCACAACACATGGCAGTGGTGGGTTTGCAAAAAATAGATTATTTTTTATTGATGTACCGAGAAGGTTTATTGAAGTGTCAAGGCAAGAAGGCTCCACAGGAGCCACCACAGACGCCGCGAAAGCGCGCGCAGCCGCTGGTGGGCTTGGCAAAATCGGGATGAGCAGTATTAATGATGCTTTTTTTGAGGACAATATTGGATTTGCAACATCAGAAGGGGCATCAAAATTAAATGAGATTAAAGAACGTATAAATGAACAAACTTCTGTTAGAAATGATGCAAATATGAGCGCTGAAGAACGAGCCAAATCTGCAGCAGAAGCAGCAACTGATGGTGTTGGAGAGAGTCGGCACGGAGCCCAACTCTTGCAGTTTGGCGCAAACAACCTTGGACTCGATAGAAGTCGCCCACCCCGAGGCACCGACGCGAGAGTGTGCGATCCTGATAAGAAAAGAATATATTGGTTTTATTTTGGTGATCTATTAGATGCTGCCATGGAAGTGCTTAGAAAACAACCAGATGGGGGCATACCGGGAATAAACGCGGAGGAGGCAATGAAGGACATGTCAGTATTGTTGGGTCCGGTTGCATACACGCACCCTGAGATTGGCGAAGCTGCGCGTACATCAGTAATTAATATAGCTGACATACCGGTGTCTTTGAACTTGTTTGTAAGATGGTGGCTTGAGAAATGTGTAATTCCGCAAAAGGCAAAGTTTCCACTTAGAGAGTTCATTGTACGAACAACAACAGATTTAGCCAGCGCAGCGTTAGGAAAAAATTGTTTTCCTCTTGGAACATCAACCTCTGGAGCTGAAAGTGGGTATGCTCATAAAAGGAGTGAACTATCTGCAGCAGTTAAGGTGGGGTTTTCTGTTGTTGACGTGCCAAAAATGGATCAAAATGGACAGGATCAGCCGAGATTTCAGGCAGGAAAATCATATTATGTCAATACCATGCCGATATTACCGGCTGCTTCGTATGAAGATGAATTGACTTCTTTATTTTTAATTTATGTCTATCAAGATGCGATAGTATCAACAGTCCGCACAGGAGATAGAATTGAAGATGAAAAATCTGGAGTATATCACTTAACTCACGGTAGGGACAGGGGGATTGTTCATAAAATGAGTTTTTCTAGAGATCAACATCCAAGTCAACAAGCTGCACATATACAAAATGCTGCAGACAACACAGATCCTAATGGTATGGTGGTAGCACAATTTGGTGGTCCATATGATTGTAAAGTAACAACCTTTGGTTGTTCTGCTTTCGCACCAGGACAATTTGTTTATATCAAACCAACGATGTTATATGCTGGATTGCGAGCAGGAGAAAAATTTACGACTAAAACAATTATGATGGAGGGCTATTATCATATTAATAAGGTCGAGGGGGTTATAGAAGGTGGAAAATATGAAACTATTTTAGATTGTAAATTTCAATATCCAGCTGCAGATGCAGATGCGGCGCCGGGGGCTCCTGATGGTGTGCCGCCAGGCGATGTGACACCAAATGAACCTCGCCCAGACGTTCCCCCGCCAGGCAGCGGCGGTGGCGCATCATAATTATAAATTGTGTTGCTATTTATTAATAGTGGGAGATCTATATGGTAGATTTAGCTAACATAACGAGGCTCAAGGGGCTAACTAGACAGGCATTTTCTGAAGGTGCAATGTTAAATAATTTAAATTTTTCAAATTCAATTGATATACTGTACGAAAGACCAATGTTTGGAAAAATTAATTTAAAGGGCAATGCAATAGTACTATCAGAAGTTAACTTAAGACAATTGCGGACTCCGCTTGCAGAAAAAACGTTCTTTGCAGTGGATTTTGTTGCAGATGCTTTTGAAGCATTAAGATCTTATTATGGTAAAGCTTTTAAGCGAAAAAAACTAAAACAAAAATCAATAATGAAACAAATAAAACCATATAAGGCTTGGGAAAGTGCCAATTTTGCTTATCATGAGCATATTCTAACATTATATAAAGGGTTTTTTGAAGTCTTTATTAAGACAACCAAACAGGAAAAACAAATAATTTCTTTTGAAAGTTTTTTACGAGTGTATGGACAATATTTAGAAAATTTTTTAGATGTTATGCCAATGACAAAGACGGGCTTTGTTTTATCAAAATATACTTCAATACATTCTAGTGGCTTGGCAATTGATGTTTTCCCTGCTAACAACGTAGAGATGCAGAAAAATTTTAGTACTTTTTTTGCAGATCCTAATTTTAATTTTTTTGCACGTGCATGTAAAAAGTTTGGCTTTAGAATTGACAAGCACGCTCCATATAGAATAATTGCTGATATATATTCTCCAAATATGAAAAAGTGGATGAAACCATATGCACTAACTCCAGAAAAATTTTTAAGAGAATATTATTATGAGGCGTATAAATATGACGTTTCTTCATTGGCTATTTATTTGAAGGATTTTTATAATTCTTATATTTCTGCTTGGCCTTATGTTAATGAGACTCAAGGTTTTGCTAAGTCTATTGGCAAGAAAGGGGTTTATAAAGATCTTAAAACTAAAAATTGTTTGGTTTTTAGAAAACCAATCAACCCACTAGAATATCAAAAAAAATATGGACCATCTACTTTGTGGATGTTGAGAACTTACACTATTATTAGAGGCACGGAGGCACGCGCCGACTGGCTACCAGCAGATTACCAGACACAAATACAAAGATCCATGGAATTGTCGAAAATATTTGACTATAATAAAGCAATAAGTTATATTAATAAACAAGTGCGGAATGAACAGATAAACATACTAAATGGAGAGTTAGGAAAAAGCCTTATGTTTGCGAAACCAAACAAAAATGATACTACAGCTGCTTTAAATAAAGAATTTTTGGATATTGAACTTGCCAAGAACCCACCCCAAGGTGCAAAAATAGATTTAGGATCACTAGGATCAATTTTTAATAGTCATGTTGTGGGCTGGAAGAAAGAGCCAGTTAGTGAATATACGACTGCATCGGTATATAAGACTTTTAAGCATTGTAAAGGTTGTAAACCTGGAGAACTTTTTTCTAATGCGAAAATGCTCAATGATACAGTGACTCAATTTGTAAATTCAGATCCCGCAACACCGACAACTACACCCCCTTCAGATGCGTTTACTGTACCCCTTGCTGGTGCCCTGGGTGGTGGTAAAAGCACCAGCGACATGTCAAGTGGTTATTAAGGTGAAATGTGCTTTTTCAAACGTTAGATAGTAAAAATGAATGTTTTGGTATTTTTTGTAATGATAGACTTTATTATTCAAGAGATAAGCTGGACATTGATGAGTTAACTCGCACATGGGCTTATGCTGACTATTTAAAAGACAATACAAACACACAGTATGCACAGCTTTATTGTGGTGGTAAAACCCTGCAAGAAGCTTGTCCTAAAAAATATCAAAAACATATGGAGGAAGTAAGTCTTAAACTGAAGGCGTATATTCGTTCTATGAATGAATGCAAACTTTCAATGAAAGAACATTGCTTTTATGATTTTGTTCCAAAAAAGGTATTGCATGATTTTTGTGAGTTAAAGAATAAAATCTCTCTGCATGTTTTTGCAAACTATTCTAAGCCTGATAATTATGAAACCTTACTAGAACTCACAAAAATATTGAGTGAGATATCTAATCGAAAAATTGAATATGATATTTCAGCTCTTAATCATAAAAAGAGAAATTATGTTTTAGAGCAATTTGCAAAAAAGATTCAATCGATTGAACCATATATTAATTATGATCAATATAAGTCAAAAACAGGGCGTTTGGTGACGAAACCAAACTCATTTCCAATATTAACCATGGATACTGCTTATAGAGCGATTTTAAAGCCAAAAAACGACTGGTTTGTCGAGCTAGACTACAATGCTGCCGAATTACGGGTTCTTTTGGGCCTACAAGGCACGGAACAACCCCAGGGGGACTTGCACGCCTGGAACGCTCTAAACGCCCTTAAAACGAAGAAGAGAGAGACTTCTAAGAAAAAAATCTTTGCTTGGCTCTATGGAAACAAGAAAAATGACAAAATTGAGCAATTTTACAAAAGAGAGCTAGTGAAGCAAAAATATTGGGATGGTAAAAACGTAAAAACGATTTTTGGAAGAGAAATTGAATCTGATAATCATCACGCAATAAATTATATTATTCAATCTACCGCCGCAGATATGTTTTTGAGGCAAATGATAAAGGTTTGGAAAAAGCTTAACAACACAAAAACAGAAATTGCTTTTTGCATGCATGATTCGATCATCTTAGATTTTTCTGAAAAAGATATGAACATTCTAAAGAGTATTAAAAATATATTTGCTGATACTCAGTTTGGAAAATTTGAAGTAAATGTCAAAGTCGGAAAAGACTATTTAAATATGCAAAAGTTGGCGATGTAAAAAATGCAAGTTATTATAGGACTAGGAAAGGCTGGTTGTAATATCGCAGATTTGTTTGTAAGATATCCTCAGTATGAAGTCTATAAGATTGATGTTGGTATCGAAGGGGATAATTGTATATCCTTAAAGCACCAGAAGAGTCCAGAAAATTACGAAAAAAAGTTTATATCACGTACCACGATGATTAAAGGGATATCACGAAAAGAAATTTTATTTATTACAAGCTGTGGACACGTTTCAGGTGCAGCCTTGAGAATCCTACAACAGCTTAAGAAGAAAAATTGTACAATTAACGTGTTATACATTAAGCCTGATGGTTCTCTGCTCTCACACACAAAATCCCTGCAGCAAAATTTAATGTTTAATGTGTTACAAGAGTATGCTCGATCTGGGGTTTTTAAACGATTATATTTTATCGACAATGTGGTTTTATCAACTATCATAGGAAAAGTGCCATTGCGAGAATACTATAATCGACTAAATGATCTAATAGTGTCTACAGTACACATGCTTAATGTGTTTGATAATAGTGATTCTGAAATTGATACATTTTCGGAAATGTTTGGCAGTGCCAGACTTTCAACAGTTGGCATATTTGATTATGACAGCCACGAAGAAAAATTATTTTTTTCTCTTGACAATATAAGAGAGAAAAGATACTATTATGGTGTCAATGAGAAAATTTTAGATTCTGACATGTCTTTAAGAGAGAATATTGTTTTGCAGCTTAAAAATAACTCAGAAGATGGTAGTATAAAGATGAGCTATGGAGTGTTTGCGACACAATATGATAAAAATTACGTCTATTGTTTGGCATGCAGTTCTAGAATTCAGAAAAGAGAAGAAACTGTTTGACAAAGAAAATAATGTTAAATATAATAACAAAATGAAGTTTGTAACTAAACTTAATAGCAACATGAGAGAGTTATCATGTTGACTTTAGCCAGAAAAAAGGAGATTTTAAATTATGGCAATTGATATGAAGAAGATGCGCGAGCGCATGAGTTCCCTTAAGAATAAGGGCAACGGCAATTCGAACAAGTTTTGGCGTCCACAAGAGGGAGATCAAACTATTCGAATTGTTCCCCCTGAAGATGGAGATCCTTTTAAGGATTATTGGTTCCATTACAATCTTAAGGATTCCAATGGAAACGACGTGCCGGGATTTCTTAGTCCAAAGAGGAACTTTGGAGAAAACTGTCCTTTGGATAGCTTTGTCCGTCAGCTTTGGCAGGATGGTTCTGAAGAGAGCCGCAAGCAAGCTAAGACGCTTTCTGCACGACAGCGTTTCTTTGCGCCAGTCGTCGTACGAGGTGAAGAGGACATGGGTGTTCGACTCTGGGGCTTTGGTAAAACGGCGTATGAAACGCTTTTGAATCTAGTTTTGAATCCGGAGTATGGAGACATTACAGATCCAGAGTCGGGTACAGATCTTAAGCTTACTTACGGTAAGCCTGCGGGAGCACAATTCCCACAGACTAAGATTGTGCCACGACGACGCAGTTCTCCCATGCACGACAACACTGAACGCGCTAGTGAGCTTTTAGAGAGCGTACCAGATTTTGATGAGGTGTTCGCCGGTAGTCGGAAAACCGTCGCAGAGGTTCAGGCTATTCTAGACGAATATCTCCTGTCAAGTGACGACGCTGAAGAAAATTCGTCGGAAACCAAGCATATTAATGCTAAATCTTCAGATGCTGGAAATCTAGTAGATAATACATTTGCAGAACTTCTAGCTTCGTAACCGTTGTTATAACAACCGCAGGGGGGCATGGGTTTACAGATGCCCCACATTTAACCAACAAGGAGAAAGAATGAGTTTTAAGGAAAACTTAAGCAATCTAAATCTAAATGAAGATACTAATGTTGTTTTTAGTTATGAACAAGGCGCCGATGTGTTTCACTTTAATGAGACAGAGCTTGACACAGTACTCAGCGAGACGGACGTCGTT